ATGGTCAAATTAGGTGGAGTTGCGAGAGCCATGGCAATGACAGTGCTGGAAAAAGTTATCGGAGAGTATGAAGGAAAGCTGGCAGAGCTTGAAAAAGACAGTGAGGAGTACAAAACCGCACTGGAAGAGAAAAATGCTCTCCAGACATTATTGTGGAGTATGCAGAATATCGCAGACGGAAGGGAGTGAGCACCATGGGAAGATTAAAAGAGAAGAGTGAGAACTGTCAGCGAGTAGATGTTGCGGATGCGGCAGAAGAAATCGGATGCCATCCAGAATATCTCAGAAGAAGGATGGCGGCTAAGGATTGGGATTTGGGTAGAGTTGTTCCACCAAAGAAAGTGGGTGGTAAGCGTGAGTATTTGATATTCCGTCCGAAGCTGGACAGGTTTCTAGGAAAGGAAGATGCGGTATAGGAGGGAGGTGAGAACATTGGACAGACTGTCAAAAATCATCATGGCAGTTGGTGGAATCATATCAGCCATGGCAATGTGTTGTCTGGACAGTGAGGGCGTGTATATGTATTACGCCGGAGCGGTGTGCATCATGGGCGGGTTCGTGATTGGTGCTGGGTATGGGCTGCTACAGTTGAGCAGGCGCAGGCAGGAAAAGCGAGAAGCGTATTTTTACATGGTTCACAGGCAGGACTGGCTGGATGTGGAGTTTATTGGAATCGAGGAGGTGGGAAAGTGACAGAGCAGGAAAAACAGGAGATTGTTTCCGAGGTTGAAAAACAGATTTTAGAGAAGATGAAAGGAACGGTCATTCGTGAAGATACACAGTCAGTTTTAAAGAAGCCACGTTCAAAATGGTTTACGAGCGCATCTTGCAATACGGAATCTATTATGTACAAGCTTTTTGGCACGTATATTTATTGGAGCGTTTGGGAGATGATCCGTAAACTCACATGTTATATATGTGGAACGAGTTATGTGAGAAATCTTTCTGGAAATGAGATGGCGGATGAAGTAGCGGAAAAACTGTGTCAGTTTGTATACGAACTAAGAACGGAGTATTTGGAGCACGAAGCAAAAAAATAGCACCCTGAACTTTGGCGAGGACAGGTGCTATTACAAGTGGAAATACATAGTATTTCTGCGTTTATTGTAACAGAAAGTGAGGGAAAAGTAAATGAATTGGACCCCAGAAATGAAATTACTGGTAATTGACAAAATGCTCGATGTGCGAAAACAGCTAATTACCATACAAAGAAGCCTTGATATGTCCAGTCTTTCATATGATACAACTGTCTTAGTTTACCTTTTTGAAGACTTATTGGAATTATCAGAAATGACTGGGAGTGAAATATATAAAGACCATGTAGCAGATGGTATAGGAGTATGTGTTGCTCTTGAATATAAAGGAGTTGTGTTTGACACGTATATTTCCCCGGATGAATATGAGGTATATATGAACAGAAGAGGACACAGAACAGCAGCGCCGCAGGGAGATGTTAGACCGGATGATTCGGTCGACGGACTATAAACAGATGGAAATGGAGGAATTTTTAAAGTGAAAGTCAGATTATGCAATAAAGATGTGTGCAATCTCGTGGATATGCTGCGGGAACTGCCGGAAACACTGGAAAATCTCGGAGTTGTGGGTGACGGGTCAATTACGGTTGGCAAAGCCGGAGATATTAACGGGGTTTTTGGAGTCAGCCCTACGACAAGTCTTCACCTTACAATTGAAGATGGCGGTGATAAGGGAGCGTGGCAGTATGTCGATGATTGAGATGGCACCGGACAGAACGGACTACGAAGAACGGGACAGGGAGCAGGAAGTGTGGCTGCAACGGCGTCCGGTGTGCGTTTGCTGTGGTGAGCATATACAGGAAGAATACGCAGCACAGATTAACGGAGTTTTCTATTGTGATGACTGTCTGGATGGTATGAAAGTTTATATCGGGGATTTGGAGGAATAAAAGATGGAGAGTACGTTATTACAGGCGAATGAAATAAGCTGTAGAATACAGCAGATTTCAGAAAAAGGATTGTCGTTACTGCTGTACGTTACATCAAGAGATGGTCAGAAACGACTGGATGAAAAATATGGTCCTCTTGGATGGCAGGATAAATACGAAGTTATTGACGGTGATTTGTATTGCATTATTTCTGCCTGGGATGCAGAGAAACAGATGTGGATAGCCAAAGAGGATGTTGGAACGGCATCGTACACGGCAAAAGAAAAAGGACGGGCTTCGGACGCATTTAAAAGGGCTTGCGTTAAGCATGGAATAGGCAGGGAGCTTTATACAGCGCCATTTATCTGGATTAGTGCGAATGATGCCGGTATTAAGACGGACAGCAATGGAAAAGCCACAACTAAGAAAAAGTTTAGTGTCAATCTTATTACATACACTTCGGATGGCAAGATAGATGAATTAGAAATTGTTGACCAGGATATGAACATTGTGTTCAAACAGTATGCTTCGCAAAAAATTGATGATATCAAATACAAAGTGCTGATTGAAAAATTGGGTGAGGCAAAGGTTACGATGGACGAGGTTGTGGAACTGTTTCATGTAAATACCTTGCAGGAGATGGACATTAATCAGTGGAACAGATGTATGAGGAAGTTGGAAGTGACAATTGCTTCAAAAGCTGGGAAAAAGGATGATGAGTGATGCACACGCTTGTGGACATTAAAAGCTATCGAGAAAATAAGAATGGCACGGACCTCGTGATATCCATTCCGGATATGCAACTGGGTGATATGATTCGGAGAAAGCGCATCCAGAACGCAGAAATACGGTTTGACGATGGGCGGCACATATCCGCCGAACAGCGGAAGAAAGCCTATGCAACCATCCGGGACATAGCTTTACATACTGGGTATCCGCCGGAAGAGATGAAAGAGATTCTTAAGTGGCAGCACATGATTCGGACTGGAGATGCACCGTTTAGCCTTTCTAACTGTTCAATGGACACAGCCCGGGAATTTATCAATACAATACTCGAGTTTGCACTAGAGTGGGGTGTGCCGCTTACGGCAGATGCAATAGAGCGTACAGATGATATAGGAAGGTATCTCTATTACTGCATCATGAAAAAGAAGTGCGCTATATGCGGCAGGGACGGCGAAATTCATCATGAAGATGCTATTGGCATGGGAAATGATAGAACCAGGATTGATGATTCCAATTATAAGAAAATCTGTCTCTGCCGCGAGCATCATACCATAGCGCATCAGATGGGAGTTGTCCGGTTCCGGCAGATGTATAAAGTCTACGGAATTGTAGTGAAAGATTTGGGTTGAAACACCTGCCTGCGGGCGAAAGAAACGATCATGCGGATTTCATAATATATCACGAATTGAAAGCCATGTTACCTCCCGGGTGGTTCCGGGAGGGGAAGGGAGAAGAAATTGAAAGAATTACAGATTACAGAATATAGCGATATGAGGGTACTGACAACACAGCAGATTGCGGAAGCGTATGGAACTGATGCAAAAGTAATTTCATATAATTTTAATCATAATAAAGAGCGTTATGTTGAGGGAAAACATTTTATTTGTTTAACAGGGGATGAACTTAGGGCATTTCGTGAAAATCACGATTTGCCATGTAATCTTAACAAAGTGTACCTCTGGACAAAGAAGGGCGCTTTTCTCCATGCAAAATCCTTAAACACGGATATCGCGTGGGAAGTATATGACCGCCTGGTTGATTCCTATTTTGACCACAGCAACTTGCTGGATGGAATGTCACCGGAACTGAAAGCGACACTCATTGTAGATAAGCGCGTGACGAAGGTGGAACACCGGATTGACCACATTGAGAACGATATGCCGCTGTTCGGTGTAAAATCAGACGAATTATCAGCCCACGTAAGACGCAAAGGGGTGGAACTGCTTGGTGGAAAGAAGTCAGAAGCATACAGGGACAGCACACTACATAAGCGCGTGTTTTCGGATATTTACAACCAGTTAAGACGTGAATTTGGCATCTACGATAACGAGGGGAAGATGAAAAGCTATAAGGCATTGAAGCGCAAAGACCTTGCAGATGCGCATGATTTCGTGGATTGTTACACACTTCCTTCATATCTGGCAGAGCAGATAAATGATTGCAACGCACAGATTAGAATGGGCGGTGACGTGGATGGAGTATAAATTTACAATACCTTTAAAACCAATCACAAAGAAGAACAGCCAGCGGATTATCAAGGACAAAGCAGGGCATCCGCGAATAATCCAGTCCGCCGCATATATGAAGTATGAAAAGCAGTGTGCTGGATATATGCCGGATATTGAAACAATTGAGTGCAAGGTGAATGTGAAAGCAGTTTATTATATGCCCAACAACCGCAGGGTTGACCTTACGAACCTGCATGAGGCATTACACGATATTCTGGTGCATTACGGAGTGCTGGCTGATGATAATTATAAAATCATCGTTTCCACGGATGGCAGCTATGTGGATGTAGATAAGTGGCATCCACGCACAGAAGTGATTATAACAGAGCTGGAAACGGGGTGATGGCTTGTCAGATAAAGACACTTTTATCATGTATGCAGAATATCTCAGACATGTGAAAAAACTTAGCATGGAGCAGAGAGGAGCGTTATTTACTGCGATTTTGTGTTATACAGCGGGGGAATCTGTACCAGAGCTTGACCCGGTGACAGATATGATTTTCGGAGTAATCCAAGAGAGAATAGACCGTGATACAGCCCTTTATCTGGAAAAGGTTGAGAAGCGCAGGGAAGCCGGAAAACTTGGTGGCAGACCGAAAGCAAATGCTTCTGATGAAAACCAAGCAAAAGCAAAAAAAGCAAATGGTTTTTCTGAAAAGCAAAATAACCCTGATAATGATAATGTACTTGATAATGTACCTGTTATTAAAAAAGAGAGTATAGAGAAAAGCTCCCGCTTTTCCCCACCCACACGACAGGATGTTGCAGAGTATTGTGCAGAGAAAGGCTTTAGTGACCTTGATGTAGAGAGGTTTGTTGATTATTACACCTCTAATGGGTGGATGGTGGGTAAAAGCAAAATGAAAGACTGGAAGGCTGCGGTTAGGAACTGGGCGCGGGCAGGCAAAGCCCCCAAACCCAATAATACCAGAGGGAATAAGTTCACTAACTTTGACCAGCGCCAGTATGACTACGCCGCTATGGAGCGGGCACTGCTAGGGGCAGAGAAAGGATGATGTTATGCACAGAGACAGTAAGACGCGCCGCAATACCTTGGCGGCAATCAGGGAGCGTGAGTTGCGGCAGCCGAAGCATACAGACCCGGAAGCACTGAAACGTTTCCGGGAAAAACCGTATCAGGTTCAGTACATGGAGAAATTGAAGCAGATGAGGGAGATGGAGAATGACAGAGGGAGAGATTTGCCGGGAATATAGACTGGCGAAGGACAAGGAAAAACAGATAGGTATCATGGCTGACCAGATTAGCGGCATGGACAGGGAAGGAGTTATCAAGATACTTGTGAAACACGGAGAGATGAAAGCACCGCAGAAGCCGGTAATGGTAATTGTTCCGAAAGCGGTATCAACGATTCTGCTGGCGCGGGTAGATGAACTGGAAAAGCAGATGGCACCGTTAGAGAAACAGATAGCGCCGCTGGCGAAGGAACATGAGGAGATAATAGCATTTCTTAGAATTTGCGGAGAGGAGCAGGAAGAGCATGAACAGAGCGGAAACAACAAGGTTTCTCGGAGAACTGCTTGTAAGTAGCCGATTTAGCGGCATGGGTAAATACTGGGCGAGTGAGGTTAGCATTGACACGTTCACAACTGCTGGGAAGGGTGGAAGAGTAGATTTCATGCAGTTTGAGCCGCCAAACCAGTGCTCCGTATCTAGCTTGGAAAAGGGAATCTTCATTTGCTACGAAATTAAAAGCTGTAAAGAGGATGTATACAGCGGGAATGGTCTGAACTTCTATGGTGAGAAAAATTACATAGTAACCACGATGCAGTGCTATAAAGACATTCTATCAGACTTGAGGGATGGAACTTTTGAAAGACATCTTCTCAAAGCAAATACAGAATCTTCCAAGAATTTCGGAATTATGGTGGCTGTGCCGTGGATGCGGGATAAATATCAGGAATTTGAAGAACCGACATATGTATCGGATGATGTGTCGTGGAGACTAGAAATAATTAAGCCCTGCATTGTGGGGAGCAGAAAAAAGTCTATGACGGAAATGCTGTTTTGCATGATGCGGAGCGGACATTAAATTTCGAGAAAGTGAGGAAAGTCATGATTAAGTGTATGAGGAAGAAAGCAAAGAGACCGGAGTTCGGAAAGTGGATTCCGGCAAGTGAGAGACTGCCGGAAGAATATGATAGTATATTTGCAAAGTATAAAGGGACAAAGAAGTGGGTTCCGGGGATGTTTGAAAAAACATCTGACGAAGTAATAGTGACAGTGATTAACAGCAAAGGGAAGACAGCCACAACTCACGCACACACAAATGATGGAGCGTGGAGAGGAGATTTGATAAAAATAGACAAAAACAAGGTAATCGCCTGGATGTCATTACCGGAGCCATACACGGAAAGAGAGGATAAAGATGCCGAAGTGTAAGAATTGCAATAACTTATATAACCTATCAGATAAAAATGATGTAATTGTCGGCAAGTGGTGTCCGAAGATTAACGACAGCCCACATTTAGACATGGAGCGCAACTGTGAGCATTATAAAGCCATGACCAATGCAGACCGGATCCGGAGCATGACGGACGAGGAATTGGCAGAAATATTTGCACAGTACAATATTTCACTGGATAAAGATGGTTGGCTCGAATGGCTTAAGGCAGAAAGCGAGGGATAGCATGGAGAGATTAACGGAGAGAAATCCGTTGTGGATTGATGATGAAATGTGGGAAAGGGCATGTGAACCAGATTGTGAAGAAATAGATGCCGTATATCGGAAACTCAAAGACTATGAGGATGCTGAGGAGCAGGGATTGCTGCTGCGGTTGCCGTATCCGTTGGGGACTGAATATATTTATTTTGTTGATGAAAAAGATATGGATGTATACGAACTTGATGCTGAAAAAATAGAAGCCAGTATGATGCCAATTAGCAAGAAAATCTTGTATACAATTGATTACTTTGAAATCTTATTTGAGGACTTCGGAAAGATTGTATTCCTTACCAGAGAGGAAGCCGAAGCCAAGCTGAAAGAAATGGAGGGCGAGCATGGAGAATAGATTTTTATACTGCGGCAAGCGGATTGATAACAGAGAATGGGTAGAAGGCGATTTAGTACATTCTGTTTACAAAATCAATGATGTTTGCGTTGGGCAATATGGGAATGAAGTTGGCATGCATGAGGTAGACCCATCCACCATCTGCCAGTGTACCGGATATGAGGGAATCTATGAGAATGATATCTTCCGGTATGAAGATGAAGATTACGTTATCAAATGGTCAGATGATTCATTGAGATGGGAAGCTACATCGTTAGAGACTGATGTAAGTGTTCCATTGGGAGATATTAATCCAGATTATATGGTTGTTATTGGAAACGAGATTGACAACCCGGAGCTGTTGGAGGTGTGAAATGACGGAGAATGAAAAAATAAATGGATGGACTTACGAAGAAACAATTAAAACCACTGAAAACCTTATGGAAGCAGAGCAGAATATGTTTAAGTGGGATGTGTTAAGACATCTTAGAGATTTTGCAGAAGCTTTTCTGGAAGAGTTACAGAAGTACCGGGCGTTAGAAAAACGCCTTACGGATATGTTCGGCGGAGAACTATCCCTTGAGGACGTAACGGATGAACTGGAACGATATCTGAAAGAACCGGATAACACGCATCCAATAAACGCCAAAATCCTTACCTACGAGGATGCGGCAGATTGGGATGCTTACCGAGCAATCGGCACGCCGGAAGAATTGCAGGAGATGAAGAAAGATTTTGCTGAAGCGTTAAGCGACTGGCGGCAATATCGTAAGGTTGGAACTTTAGAAGAGTGCCGGGCGGCTGTGGAGAAGCAGACAGCGAAGAAGATAGAAATTTTTAACGGACAGGCATCTTGCCCTAATTGTAAATACCTTTTTGGAGAAATGGATATTATTAAAAACCTGAGAGCATGGAATATGCCGCACTGTAAGGATTGCGGTCAAAAATTGGATTGGAGTGATGAAGTATGAGTGCTGTATGGTTCATAATTTTATACCTTGCATGGGGGAACGGAATAGAGATTGACGATATTTCGTATCTGATGCTTGCAATTTTTTATGTCGGAGATTGCATTTTAATGCAGAACAGGAGGGCGAACGATGGGAAGACTGATTGATGCGGATAAATTAAAAGCGGATTTAGAAAAAGCAATTTCAAAGAACGAAGATATGGATTGCTTAGACTTTTTACGCGTTGCTTCTTTTATTGATGCGCAGCCAACCGCCTACGACCCGGACAAGGTTGTGGAGCAGTTGGAAAAGCTGAAAAGCCTTGTACCAGTAAATAGGGTACTTGATGATATTGTAAATGATAAACCAAAGGAATTAGGAATGCTTATAGCCTATGAAAAGGCTATTGAGATTGTGAAAGGCGGTGGAGTAAAGTGACAAGAGAAGAAAAAGAAGCAATTTTAAATAGTTTTGACGAAACAATGATACAACCGGATGAAGCAATGAACCTCACAGAAATGAGAGCATATGTAAAAGGTTTTGAAGATGCTAGAAATGCAATGTTTGATGCGACTGACAAGTTTTATCGAAGTAATAAGACGGATTAGAACCGTAGAGAAGAGGTGTGCTGATATGTCAAAAGCAGTATTGATTATGGATATGCCGGAATCATGCAGTAAATGTAAATTTCTGTATGAGTTTCAAGGTATCAAGAAATGCCAGCTCATGAATGTACTGTACGGCGGGGCATCGAAACTGTCGCAGAACACATTCACAGCGAAACGGCATGAAAAATGTCCGCTCCGGGAGTTGCCGGAGAAGATACCAGAGTTGAAATCTGGTTATGAAGATCTCAGCACATCAATACGTCGGGTGGGTTGGAATGCCTGCTTGGATGAAATTTTAAACTAAATTGAAAGGAGTAAGAGGTTTGCTGGCCAGCGTGAAAGAGCTCTTTACTCCTAAATCGAAATGAAAGAAGAATTTAGAAGCCGGGTGTATACAGATAGACCGGATTATGCAGACTTTGATGCACCAGCAAAATTTACTGCGATACAGAGTATTATTGCAAAGAGATTGAGAGAACATCCGAATGCCATAGGTTCATATTCGGGCGGATCAGACAGTGATATTATGATCGATCTTATTGAGCGGACACGAAAACTTTTCAGCCTGCCGCCGGTCAAGTATGCATTTTTCAATACTGGACTTGAAATGCAAGCCACAAAGAATCATGTCATGGAAGTGGCGGAAAAGTATGGTGTAGAAATTGAGGAATTTCGACCAAAGACAAACATCGTTCAGGCTACAAGAAAATATGGGGTGCCGTTTGTATCAAAAATTATGTCTGCTGGATTGTCTGGATGGCAAAAGAAAAACGTACCATTATCAATCGCGCAGGAATATGATCGAGCGGAGGACAAGCAGGCGAAGCGGGCGGAACTGAAAGAAAGATACCCAAATTGCGAGGGGACGATCAACTTTCTTTGTTGTTGCAACTCCGCCGGGGAGCCAAGACCAAATATCCAGTTGGTCATCAATTCGTCAAAATATATGCGTGACTTTATAGAGGAGTATCCGCCGGACTTCCAAATAAGCGCAGATTGTTGCGTACACTGCAAGAAAAATGTCGCACATAAGATACAAAAGGATTACGAGATGGTAATTACCGGTGAGCGCAGGGACGAGGGCGGTATGAGATCCGTTCCAAGAAAAGATAACACAGCATTATGTTTTACTGAGACTTCAAGCGGGCAGTTCCGTCTTCGCCCACTGTACTACGTAAGTGACCGGGATAAAGAGTGGTACAAGGAATACTACGGTATTCGGTATTCGGACGCGTATGAAGTATATGGACTTACCCGAACCGGATGCTGTGGGTGTCCTATATCTTACAAGGCTGTTGAGGATTTGGAACTGATTCGTCCATATGAGCCAAATGTAGTCAAAGCCGCATGGAGTATCTTCGGGAAAAGCTATGAGTACAGGAAGAAATACAATGAGTACAAGCAGAAGCGGATGGCGCAGGAGAAAGAAGCTGCCGCCAATGTAGACGGTCAGATGAAAATAGAAGATTTTATGAAATAGCGGGTTTGAGGGGACTTGAACCCCTCGGCGCCCAAACTTATACTTGAGCCTTGCTCCTGTTTCATTGGTTCCAAATGCAAAACCCGCGCTCGCCTGCATCCGCCGAAACGTTTTGTAAGAACGAAAGTATTGTCATAAGTGTACCTCCTGAAAAAATAAATCTGAAACTACAATTATTTCTTAGGTTGCGTGACCACATGACGGAGCAACAGGATAAAAATGTCACAAGTATAAAGGTTGTTGGCATAGATACAACATTATTATAGTTTGTTTAGAGAGAAAATTCAAGAAAGGAGCCGGGACCTATCCGGATAAAAGGCGCGCCGGGTTCCTTTTGAAAAAAATGATAAATGGAGAATTAATAGTAGACAATTTTGCCGGCGGGGGCGGTGCTTCCACCGGGATAGAGCTGGCAACCGGTTATAGTGTTGATATAGCAATCAATCATGATCCAGAAGCAATCCGGATGCACAAGGCAAACCATCCGAACACAAAGCATTATTGCGAAAACGTGTGGGCAGTGGACCCGGTAAAGGCTTGTGGTGGTCATCCGGTAGCACTAGCCTGGTTCTCGCCGGACTGCAAGCATTTCAGTAAGGCAAAGGGCGGCAAGCCCAAGGATAAAAACATTCGTGGTCTTGCATGGGTAGCCTGCCGATGGGCGGGATTGGTACGACCGAGAGTAATCATGCTTGAAAATGTGGAAGAATTTAAGACATGGGGACCACTTGGGCGGCGGCATCATCCAATCAAGGCAAAGCAGGGAAAGACGTTTGAAAAGTTTGTGCAACAGCTTACAGGTTTGGGATATGAGGTGCAATTTCGAGAGTTGGTTGCTGCAGATTACGGCGCACCAACCATGCGGAAGAGATTTTTCATGATTGCCCGCTGTGATGACAAGCCGATTGTCTGGCCGGAGCCAACACATGGACCAGCAGACAGCGAAGAGGTAAAAACAGGACTGTTAAAGCCATACGTTGGAGCATACACGCAGTTGGATTTTTCCCTTCCATGTCCGAGCATTTTTGATACAAGTGAGCAAATCAAAGAAAAGTACGGCATCCGGGCAGTGCGCCCACTTGCACCTAAGACGATGGAGAGGATTGCCAGAGGGTTAAAGAAATTTGTTTTTGATAATGCGGAACCGTTCATTATCCAGTGCAATCATGGTGGGGAGCGCAGACCGAATGATATCCGGGAACCGATGCCGACCATAACCGGAAAGCATGGATACGGGATTGTAGAGCCGTATATGGTGCAGATCGGGCAGACAGGGTTCACAAAGGACCGGAGTAAAGCTGTCAAAGAACCTTTGACAACTATCGTGAGCAAAAATGAACATTGTTTAATCAGTCCTACGCTGATTCAGTATCATTCCGAAACAGTACAGGGAGAGGTCAGAGGGCAGACGATAGAAGACCCGATTATGACAGTGGATAGTTCAAACCGATACGGACTGGTCACATCGTTTTTGAGTAAATTTTATAAAAGCGGAACTGGACAAGATTTACGAGAGCCATTACATACAATTACAACATCAGCAGGACATTTTGGTGAGGTCAGAGCATTTTTGATTAAATATTATGGGGATGCAACCGGGCAGGACATAGAGAAGCCGCTTGATACGGTTACAACTAAAGACAGATTTGGACTGGTTACGATTGAGGGCGTAGATTATCAGATTGTGGACATCGGCTTGCGAATGCTTGAGCCACGGGAGTTGTATGGCTGCCAGGGATTCCCGGATGATTACATAATTGACCATGATTATACTGGAAAGACATATCCGCGAAGTGAGCAGGTGCGCAGATGCGGAAATGCGGTTTGTCCACCTATACCGGCGGCACTGGTAAAGGCAAATCTGCCAGAGCTGTGCGTTGCAGAACGTATGCCGAACATGAGGATAGAATCAGAACAGACCGGACAGCTCCGGTTTGCATGAGATCAAACAGCTATAGCTTCGCCGGCAGTAATGCGGCGGGGCGGAAAGAGAGGAAAAGAATGAGAATGATAGGATTTTCAAGAATGGCATACGAAGCACTTAAGGAGGAGCCAAGCGGCAGAATACCGGCAAATCCGAAAATTATGTGGAAGAAGAGCAAGCTGGCAACAATCTGGTTGTTCTTATGCTTTACCGCACAAATTCCATTAAAATTACTGAAATACATTGTCATGGGAATATGCTTTATTCCTCATGCGATATACGAAGCATTGGATTGAATTTGATGGAGGTAACTCATGGAAAAAATTAAATATGAAACCGATTGCAAATATCCATTTTTTATTAGCTGTAAAGTAAAAATTATGGGGGTTAAGTCATGTGAAATCAGGCTTGAAAGCGGCAGGCTTTTGACATATATGCCGATTCCGAGCGAAGTTAGGTTCACTTTCCCGTCTATCACAAGATTTTACAAAACAGAAGAAGGACAGCGGCTTATTGAGTTTCGGATAAGGGAAAAGTAATAGGATTATCGTTTTTAGAGGAATAAAAGAAATATTTTTGAGAGGGGGAATGTCTATGGATGAAAAAGAAATATTTGAAATCTGCCAGAGCGTGGACAGCTTCATTGCTGCGGAGCTGACGGAGTCCATCGTGCGTGGCACCAGCTATGATAAGCTGGAAGCCCACCACGGCGTTCTACCTATCAGTAAGAGACATTTTTACAGAAAAAAAGGTACAGCAAAGATGTTGATGCGGCAGAGGATGGCGCATCTGGTGGAGGAGAAGAACGGGCAGCTAAGAATGATGTGGGGAGAATAAAAAGATTTGCATATTGACGATTGTAGTGATATAATTTTTGAATCACAGATAATAGGGGGAATATTAATGGATTTAATTGAAAAACTTTTTAAGCAACATCCATTTATTTATTGTATCGGTGGAAAATATTATGCACTTGGTTCATATGTTTGTGCTGAATGCGATATGCGTAGTGTGACATTGGAAAGTAGATATAAGGAATATGAAGATAGCATAAATGAGAACCTTTCGACGCAAGAAGCGTGGAGAATATTTCATAGGTTAATTTTTAAGGCAGAGAATGTAAGAGACGAAAATGGATATTGTAGCGAGCCGCAAAAAGAGATATTGAAGTTTCAATTTACCGATGAAGAAATGAATGAATTAAAATCACAAGTGGAGAGGTATGTGGCATATTGGAAAAAGTATTCATTTGGAACATTTCTTCATTGAGTTTTATCAAATAATTGCACCAACCACCAATCATGATGGTTGGTATTTTTTGTCCCAAACTTGGCACAAATCCACTCCAAACCTATTGTATGATATTATCAGATACATTGTAGTGATAGTACCAGAAAGGGGAGAATATGGTGGGAGTAGATAAGAAAATATTAGAGCAGTATGTAGATGCGTGTGCGCTCATCGGAGAGACGGAGCAGGATATAAAGAGATTACAGCGTAAGAGGCAAACGATTGTGACGGGAAGCGTAAAAGGTTCTATGAATGATTTCCCGTACGCAGAGACACATTTCAAGATTGAAGGAACATCGTTCACATACACGGATGATGCGCAGCTGCGTATAGAAGAGAAACTGTTGGGAGAGAGAAAAGCCCAGGCGGAAGAAATCAAGGTACAGGTAGAGCAGTGGATGAACAGTATCCCGGTACGGATGCAGAGGATTATTCGCTATAAGTTCTTTGAGGGACTGAGCTGGGAGAGGGTAGCGGACAGGATAGGCAGGAAAGCAACTGGCGACAGCATAAGAATGGAGTTTAATAATTTTATGAAAGCAGCATAAAAGTAATTTCGTTTTTTTCGGATTTTTCGATTTTAAAATGCTATAGTATAAATTGCAAGAGGTGAATTAAAAGAGCTATGAGCCGTTTGCTTCTTGCAACTCCCCCGACCCCGCAGGAACACCCGTCAAACGATGGGTGTTTTTTGTATATAAAGAAAAAGGTAGGTGATGGTCCTTGCCAAAGGCAAAAGATGCGAGAGCGGACAAAGCCTTTGAGATGTATAAGCAAGGGCTTAAGCTAATAGAGATTGCAAACCAGCTTGGAATAGCCGAGGGAACTGTGCGGAGCTGGAAGAACCGGTATAAGTGGGATGATGGTGGTAATGCAACGTTGCAAAAGAAAGAAAAAAAGGAACGCAACGTTGCGAAAGAAAGTAAGCAAGCGAAGAGAGCAAAGAAAGAGCCTGTTGCACATGAAGTCGAAGCAGTAATACAGAATACTGATTTGACCGATAAGCAACAGCTTTTTTGCATTTATTACATTCGTTGCTTTAACGCGACCAAGGCATATCAGAAAGCGTATGAGTGTGATTACGCAACCGCAGTGGTGGCGGGACCGAGATTGTTAGGAAATGTTCGGATAAAAGAGGAGATTTTCCAACTAAAGCAGGAACGGCTCAACAGAGAGTTTTTGAGTGAAACAGATATCTTCCAGAAGTACATGGATATTGCGTTCGCGGATGTAACCGATTTTGTGGAGTTCGGAAACGAAGAGATGGAAGTGATTCTGGATACAGGGGAACATAAAACTATCACAGTAAGCCATGTTAATATCAAGAATGATACTGATGTGGATGGAAGCATTATTTCAGAAGTGTCCAAGGGCAAGGATGGGGTGAAGGTAAAACTTGCCGACCGCATGAAAGCACTACAGTGGTTATCTGACCATATGGACCTTGCAACGGATAAGCAGAAGGCAGAGATTGCTCTATTGAAATCCAAAGCAGACGCTGGCAAGGACGACCGCGAAAACAAGCTGGATAAATTCTTTGAGCAGATAGAAGGTGCACTGAAAGATGTTGAGTGATTTATATACACCGAAACAGCTTGATACGTTCCGGTTTGCTGTTAATAATGATTATTTCATGCTGATTAATCATGGTGCCAAGCGTACCGGGAAAACGGTTCTGGACAATGACCTGTTTTTGTATGAACTGCGCAGGATTAAGAAAATTGCAGCAGCACAGGGCGTAGAGAACCCACAATACATATTGGCTGGTGCTGACTTAGGAGCGCTTAATCGAAACGTCCTGATTGAACTTTCCAATAAATACGGTATCGAGTTTCATTTTGACAAATTCAACCGGTTTAAGTTGTTTGGTGTGCAGGTGTGTTGCTTCGGTCACTCTAAGATTAACGATTTGGGGCGCATCCGAGGAATGACAGCATATGGGGCTTATATTAATGAGGGAACGATGGCAAAGCAGGAAGTGTTTGACGAGATTAAGTCCAGATGCTCCGGCAATGGTGCGAGGATGCTGATTGATACAAACCCGGACAATCCTGAACACTGGCTTAAGAAAGATTTTATCGATAAAGCCGATGGAAAGACCATCAGGGCAGTGCAATATAGGCTGGATGATAATACTTTCCTGTCAGAGCGATATAAGCAGAACATGAAGGAAACAACACCCTCTGGAATGTTCTATGACCGCAATATTAATGGAATGTGGGTGATGGGTGAGGGCGCTGTATATCGAGATTTTAATGCGAAGATGCATTACATCAGCAGGGAAGAACTGCAAAAGGTCAATTTCGTTAAATACATTGTTGGGGTTGACTGGGGATATGAACATTTCGGAGCAATTGTGCTGCTGGGAAAGGATGATAAGGGTTGTTACTATCTTATCAGAGAAATTGCCCGCCAGTTCGAGGAAATAGATTTCTGGTTAGAGCAGGCACAGAAAATCAAAGCCGAGTACGGCAATATACCATTTTACTGCGATTCTGCTAGACCGGAATATGTCAAGAAATTCAAACAAAATGGTCTGCGGGCAATTAATGCGAATAAAGCGGTACTAAGCGGTATTGAGCGCGTGGCGCAGTTGTACAAGCAGAATAGCTTGCGCATTGTGGATGACGTGGAGCGGTTCCGGGATGAAATTTATATGTATGTTTGGAATGAAAAGACAGGGGAGCCGGTCAAACAGTTTGATGATGTGCAGGATGCCATTCGGTATGCAGTATACACAGACGAAAACCACGGTGGCATCAGCATTTTGAAATAGAGGTGAGAACATGGAACTTGAGGTTATGAAAAAACTCATAAGAAAATACGAACCGGGACATACACAGTTTTCCTTGCGGGCGATGCAGGCGGAACGGTACTACCGGAATGAAACGGATATTCTGGTGAAAGTCAAGTCCGAAGACGAGAAAAAGAAAGAGGATTCCGACAACCCTCTGCGCAATGCAGACAACCGGATTCCCCGGAACTTCCACGGACTTATCGTAAATCAGAAAGCCGCGTATATGTTCACGGCGCCGCCGCTCTTTGATATTGGGAATGAGCATGGAAATGAAGTCGTGACAGAAGTACTCGGTGATGAATACCGGAAAAACTGCATGGAGCTGTGCATAAATGCTGCCAATGCGTCGGTGGGATGGATTCATTACTGGGAGGATGAAGATGGAACATTCCAGTGGGCGGTAGTTGACAGCAAGCAGATTATCCCCATCGAATCCCACAATCTGAAAAAGAAGTTGCTAGGTGTTCTCCGTATGTACGATGAAATCGACGAGGAAACAGGAGATACCTATGCAATTTATGAATACTGGGATAAGGAAAGCTGCTGGTCATTCCGACGGAAGAGCGGCGATACCTTGGATGATGGGCTGTTCTACTACAATACGTTCATGGTGCCGGATACTGGCGATTTTACCGCAGAATATCGGCATGAATTCGGAGAGGTGCCGTTTATTCCATTCCCGAACAATAACACGGATACGAATGATTTGAAAAACATTAAGCCGCTGATAGACGTATATGACAAGGTCTACAGCGGTTTTATTAATGATTTGGACGATATTCAGGAGCTAATTTTTGTACTGTCCGGGTATGGTGGCACGGACCTCAACTCATTTTTATCGGACCTGAAAAAGTATAAGACCATCAAGGTGGATGGCGACGAGAGCAGTAATCCAGGAGTGAGTACGCTCAACATTGAGATTCCGATAGAAGCCCGCAACAGCGTGTTAGAAACCACTAGAAAGGCTATTTTTGAACAGGGGCAGGGATTTGACCCACAGCCGGAGAACTTCGGGAATCAGAGCGGAGAAGCCCTCAAATTTATGTATTCACTGCTTGAAATGAAAGCCGGACTGACAGAGACAGAGTTTCAGCTTGGGTTTGCCCGCCTGGTAAGAGCGATATGCCACCATGAAGGGATTGATTGCAAGAAAATTATACAAACATGGAGCCGCACTTGTGTGAAAAATGACACGGAACAGGCACAGATTTGCAAGGATTCGGTTGGGATTGTCAGTAAAAAGACGATTCTTAAAGCGCATCCGCTTGTCGAGGATGTAGACGCTGAATTGAAGCAGTTGGAGAAAGAGGCACAGGAAGCGCAGGAGAAAGCAGATGCTTACGCCGGTGCTTTTGATGCAAAGGGAAAGGAGACAGGCAGTGAGACAGACGGTGATGATTCTGGGGACGGAGTATCGGATAGAGATACATAAGTGGTCAGAAGATAAGGAACTGAGCCAAAATTCATGGGCGGGCTATTGTTGCAGTAGCCTTCCACTGATTGTTATTGCAGATTTTGATGATGAAGAACATTTTTGGTTTAGCAGTGAAGAGGAAAAGGATGTTTATTTCAAGAGATGCCTGCGCCATGAGATTATTCACGCTTTTTTGAATGAAAGCGGCTTGAAGGATAACTTTGAACACGTTTCGCGTATGGGGCATGAGGAAACAATGGTGGATTGGATTGCAATTCAGTTTCCGAAGATTGCAGCCGTATACGAGGAACTCGGGATCATGTGAAATGAGGTGATTGCATGGGAGAACGGACAAGTGAATACTGGCAGGAGCGCTTCCGACAGATGGAAGAATCGCAGCATGATACATCCGTTCAGACCGTGCAGGAGATTGAACAGGAGTTCCGGCGTGCAGAGCAGGCGCTTGACGGCAAGATAAATGCCTGGTATCAGCGGTTTGCTGCCAATAATGGGATTTCAATGGTGGAAGCCAGACGTCTGCTTAACAGTGACGAACTGGAAGAGTTCCGGTGGGATGTGCAGGATTACATTAAATACGGGCGCGAGAATGGCATAAATCAGCAGTGGGCAAAACAGCTTGAGACCGCATCCGCAAAGGTGCATGTCAGCAGACTGGAAGCGCTCAAGGTGCAGACACAGCAGGAGATTGAAAAACTGTACGGAAATTATCATGATTCCATAGATGAACATATCGCAAATCTGTATACATCCGGGTATTACCATACTGCATACGAAGTGCAGCGAGGCATCGGTGTTGGCTGGCAGATGCAGAGCTTTAACCCGGAAAAGGTCAATGACATCATACATAAGCCCTGGGCGGTGGATGGACGCAACTTTTCAGAACGCATCTGGACGGATAAAACGAAGCTGATTAACAATATGCACGATTCCTTAACGCGGATGTGCATTACAGGGGAATCGCCGGACAGAGCTATACGGGAAATATCCCAGAACATGAAAGTGAGCAAGTCACAGGCGGCGCGAATCGTTCAGACGGAATCGGCGGCCTTTTCTGCAAAGGCACAGGAAACGTGTTTTTCTGACCTTGACGTGGAAGAGTTTGAAGTGGTAGAGACATTGGACAGCCACACTTGCCCCACTTGCGGGGAAATGGACGGGAAACACTTCCTGATGAAAGATTATAAGATTGGCGTTACCGTACCGCCGTTTCATCCAAATTGCCGGGGTTGTACCTGCCCGTATTTCAACGATGAATTTACCACAGGAGAAAGAGTTGCTCGCGGGGCGGACGGTAAGAAGTATTATGTGCCGGAGAATACGACGTATGAGGAGTGGAAAAAGTCGTTTGTTGATGGGGATAAGTCAAGTGTAGAAGAGTTGAGAAACGATGCGGAATTTCAAGAAAAAGCTCAAAACAGAAGAGCTGAGTGGATGAAAAAGCATACTAATGAAAATGTAGAAAAGGAGACAGTTTCCAATGATAGTGTTAAAGAACAAATACAGTTTGACTGGAAAGGGAACGATGAAAAACATACACAACAGCAGAAGATAATTTCCGACTTGTCAAATGAGTACAATACAAGACTTCAAAAAGTTACCGTTGGAGCAAAGCAGGCCGCGGGTGATGTGGATATGTCCGGCGCCACAATGAGATTATCAGACTCGTATGAACATACTGCAATTCATGAATTTGCACACACACTTGCAAATTCTAAAGCGGATAAATATGGACTTACACACGATTCTGATTTTTGGAAGGAAATAAAAAAGATAAGAAGAGAGTACCACAAAGATGTTGATAAAAGTGCAGACGTCTCTAGGTGGATTAGTTCATACGAACACAGTAGCAAATCTGTTGACGAATTTTTTGCAGAGGCATTTACGCAGGCAAAAATGTCAGAACTCGGATTGGAACTTCCAGCAGTGTACGGTACGGATTTAACATATTCAAATAAAGTCCTGGATGTGGTTGATAAGTATTTTAAGAAGCCAGTTGTTAATGCACAAAGCTATGGTATAATGAAATTGTCAGATGAAGAATTGGGAGCAATCACGAGGTACAAGAGTTTTGATTCATATATAATAAATGATGCTCTCAGAAATACGGATGATATTACAAAACTTAGTAGTGAGCAGCAAAAAGTTATAAGTTTATTGGACAAGGCATTATCGAAAACGCCGACATACAGCGGAGACTTAGTAAGAACAGTAAATTTTTCGGATTGGCCAGATGCAGAAGAAAAAACGAAGAAATTTATAGAAGGATTTACGAAAGGAAATAAGATTCGGATTCCACAATATTGGAGTACCTCATCAAAAGCGGGATATGATGACACTGCTGAAATACAAATTTTTATTGAAAATGCCGAAAAAGGACGTGATATAAAAGCTGTTGGCTTGGATGAAAGCGAAGTACTTTATGAAAGAAACAGTGAGTTTATTGTATTAGAGAAAATGTTTGTTGATGGTAAGTGGAATATTTTGCTTAAGGAGATTTAAATGGCATACGAAGATATTTACAAAGGACTTACGGATGACGAAAAGGAAAAAATGATAAAAGCAGATATCCCGAAATTTGTTGTGACAGGGGAAATCGAATTGACGGAAGAGGAAGAAAGAGAAGCACATGAAACACTGATGAAATTTGTGCGTCTGCATCAAAGGGCAGTAAGAGAAAAAAGAGATATTCCTTTGACAAAAGAGGAATTGGAAAAAATGGATTAAAAATTACTGAAAGAGGGTAATAGGATGATAACACTTATAAAAACCTTGGACATCCAAAACGCATCACTAAATGTGATTACAGCAGGCAGGCGCCTTCCACTTGCACAGTTTACCGGAAAAATCGAAATCACAGAACATCGGAGCATGACACCGATTCTCGGCAGAATGTGCAAAGGTGAAAAGAAAGTCTATGCGTCATTTATTTTATGTCAGGACATTGAATATCAAACAGATGATGAATTTAATACTGGAAAAGTATATGAAGCAGTCGGAGATGTGCAGGGGGAGCGGTCTTGCGAGAGGCTTATTTTTTCAGGACTCCGATTTGAAGATATGAATCCGTTGAATGGAACAGTAACCCTTGAAGTAACGGATTTGGAATTAATCAGAAAGATGCTTGAAATGTAATACCACCAGCCAATAACGGTTAGGTGGTATTTTTACACCCAAAATCGGGATGAGAGAACATACTTAGGAGGTACGATGAATCGGGAAATAATTGAGAATCAGATTACGCGCTGCTTGGATTTACAGGAAAAGTGCGGACTTGAAAACATAGAAACATTTTTAGCGCTTAGTAAGCGGGTGGTAGAGCTTGATAAAATGTTAAGCAGTGCTGTGGAGCATCCACCGGATATGAAAGTGCAGAGCGAAGCAGAAATATTTTAATAATAACAGGACAACCGGAAATTTATGAACAAAACGGCGCAGAGGTGACGCCAGGTAGTTCCTCCGGGGGTCCTGTTTTTATATTGTCTTTTTCCGCAGACATTAAAGAACGGTGCTACTCATCTGGAGAATAAACAGAGAATCCCAACACCCGGAGAGCGGGAATAAAAATCTATGGAGGATAAGAAGCATGGAATGGTTAAAGGCAATTTTGGAAAAAGCAGAGATTGCGGATGGAAAACTGGATGTGGATGCAGTCATGAATGCAGTGCAGAAAGAGTTTCCGAAGCACGCAGTGCCAAAAGAGGACTTTAATGTAAAAGTCAAAGAGCTGGAAACAGCAAATGGAACGATTACGGAACTGAAAAAGTCAAATGGTGACAATGAGGAGTTACAGAAAAAAATCGGCGATTACGAAGCAGAGATTAAAAACCTCAAGAAATCTGCGGAGGATACAGAGAAAAATTATGCCCTGAAAGAGCAGCTCACAAAGCAGGGCGTTCTGGATCCGGATTATCTGATTTACAAGGCGGGTGGACTTGAGAAGTTCAATTTTGACAAGGAAGGTAAGCCGATTGGAGTGGAAGAGGCGGTAAAGCCCTATAAGGAAGATGCGACAATGGTGCACCTGTTTAAACAGGAACAGCAGAAACCACCGTACAACCCGAAGAATGGCGGCGCAGGCGGTGTAACGAATCCATTCGCAAAAGACACTTTTAATCTGACCGAACAGGGACGTATGTTAAAAGAAAATCCGGCGCAGGCAAAAGAACTTGCGGCAGCAGCCGGAGTAACACTGTAAGAAAGAGAGGATGATAATTTATGGCAATTACAAAGATTGCAGACGTAATTGTACCGGAGCTTTTTAACCGGTATGTAATCAACAGAACAATGGAGCTGTCCGCGTTCTTCCAGAGCGGAATCGTGGTAAACAGCCCGGAATTTGACGCACTGGCAAGCGAGGCAGCCAGAACACACAATATGCCGTTCTTTGAGGATTTACAGGGAGAATCCGAAGCAATCCTTGAGGATGTGAAGATGACCGCAAAGAAAATCGGTTCCAACAAGGATGTATCCACCACAATCTACAGACAGAATATGTGGGGAGCAAGTAACCTTTCCGCAGCACTGGCAGGCGCTGACCCGATGAAAGCCATCGGTGACCTGGTAGCATCCTATTGGGCAAGAGATATGCAGAAGGAGCTTATCTCAATCCTTGCGGGAGTGTTCGGTACTACCACCGCGGGTGCAGAGGGTACACCGGCGGCAGAAACCAGAATGGCAGACCACATTCTTGATCTGACCACAGGAAAAGCAGAGGCTGCAAAGCTGATCAGTGCATCTGCATTTATCGATGCATGTCAGATGCTTGGAGATGCACAGTCGCAGCTTACCGGTGTGGCAATGCACTCTGCTACAAAATCTTATCTGAAAAAGCTGAACCTGATCGAGACAGAGCGTGATTCTACAGATGTGGAGTTTGACACCTACCAGGGCAGACGCGTGACCGTGGACGATGGATGTCCGGTAACTTCCAGTGGCGTGTATACAACATACCTTTTCGGTAATGGTGCGGTAGCATACGGCAATGGTTCTCCGACCGGATTTGTTTCAACAGAGGTTGACCGCGATAAGCAGACTGGCGGCGGTATCGATTATCTTATCAACCGCAAGGCGTTCATTCTGCATCCGAGAGGAATTGCGTACACCGGAGCTGTTCGCGAACACGTAGAGACACCGCTTCGTGCAGAACTTGCCAAGGCAGAGAACTGGAAACCGGTATATGAGCCGAAACAGCTTCGTATCGTGGCAATTAAGCACAAAATCGGTTAGGGGGTGCGATATGGCAGAGGAAAGCAGGCTGACAGTCGAAAGGCTGTCGGCACTTCTCGGAATTAGTGAACCAGATGAGACGGTAAAGGTTCATTTGGAGTTTACACTTGAAAATGCAGAGGATGTGGTAAAAAACTACTGCCATATCGACGAGATTCCGGCAGGACTTGAGACTACGGTGCTTCGCATGGCAATTGATATTTACCGGAATGAGCACATGGGGAGCGCTGATGTTCCACAGACAGTCTCTTCGGTGCAGATAGGTGATACAACGACTTCTTTTAAGACTTCTGCGACAGAGTTTTCAGAAAGTCTTATGAAAAATTATAAGGCAACGTTGAATCGTTACCGGAAGGTGGTGTTTTGATGAATATGGTCAGAATGGCGCTTGAAGCCATGTACGAAGATACCTGCACGGTTGTGGAACATTGTAAGACAAAAGAAAATGGTGTGGTAAAGTACACAGATACCGTGGCTTTAGAGAATCAGCCATGTAAGCTGTCATTTGAGACAATTACGCAGGCGGAAAAGTCGGATGCGGCTTCTCCAGTGACGCAGGCTGTGAAATTATTCATTGCGCCGGAAGTGGAAATCAAGAGTGGCTCCAAGATTATTGTGGCGCACTGCGGAAAAACCACGGAGTACACCCGAAGCGGTGTCCCAGGGATGCACACGACGCATCAGGAGATAATGCTCGATTTATTTAAGGAGTGGGCTTGATGGGAGACATCAGAGTTGATTTGAAGGGGCTGGAAGAGTTCCAGGATAAGATTCAGAAAGTTGCTGATGAGGCAGGGCGGCAGGCGTTCATGGAATCCTGTGCCAAGGAGCTGGCGGCGCGATTGCTGACAAAGGTTATCAAGAGGACACCGGTAGGGGATTATTCCGATACGTATGACTTGGAGGATGATGGTCAGCAGAAGTTTCTTGTTATGTCCGATAAACAGGGCGGAACACTGCGGCGTGGATGGACAACACATAAAGCCGGAAGCGGAGCAGAAGGACTGGGTTCCGATAATGTACTTGAGTTTGTGGAAGGTTTAAAAGTAAACCATTTTGCAGATACATACGTTATTGAGGTGCGCAATGATGTGGAATATGCCAGCTATGTGGAGTTCGGACACCGCCAGACACCGGGAAGATATGTTCCTGCCATAGGGAAGCGCTTGAAAACGAGCTGGGTGGAAGGTCAGCATATGCTTACCATCTCCGAAAAAGAAATCCGTGAAGCAGCACCGGGAATCCTTGAGAAAAAACTGAATCAATGGTTGAAGAGGGTATTTGAATGATTAATGAGGTACGCAAAGGCATCACGGATGCTATATATGCCGCATTTGGCGATGACTATGATATCCACACAGAAGCATCTATGCAGGACATGACAGAGCCTGCATTTTTTGTGCGCTGTATCAGCCCGTCACTGCCAACACAGATTACAGGGCGTAGGAAAGCAACATTGCTTTTCGTAATACAGTATTTCGCGGAAAGCGCCGAGCCAAAGCAGGAAATGAACGATGTTTTTGAAAAACTCAATGAGTGTCTGGAACTTATTGAGGCAGATGGGAAACTGGTGCGCGGCGAGGTGGAGTGTAAGGATATTTCAGACGGGGTACTGACTGCAAATGCAGAGTACACGCTGTTTCTGACCAGACAGGAAGCAGAAGCCTATATGGAAGAATATGAGATGAAAGGAGAGGTTACGGATGGCAGCAGTTAAGGAAGCAACTACAAAAAGGTATGCCAAGGAGCAGCTTATCGCTTCACAGCGGTATGCGGATAAGCGGGACTTACTGGAAGCACTGCTGGACGATGACAAAAAGTATTCGTTGAGTGATGTGGACAGCAAAATTGAGAAGTACATGAAAGGAGAAGTGAAAAAATGTTAGGTGGAGGAACTTTTACCAGTCAGAACAAGACTTTGCCTGGTGCGTACATTAACTTTATTTCTATGGCAAGAGCAACAGCGGCGCTTTCAGAGCGTGGAGTTGCAACGATGCCGTTGGAGTTGGACTGGGGACCGGATGGAACGGTGTTTGAGGTGGAACAGGAGGATTTTATTAAAGATTCCATCAAGGTTTTCGGATATTCGTACTCTGATACAAAGATGCTGGCATTACGGGAGCTTTTCAAACACGCAACAAAAGCATTTTTGTACAGACTGACTTCCGGAGGGGAGAAAGCAACGAACCTTTTTGCAACAGCAAAATATTCAGGAACCAGAGGAAACGACCTCAAGGTTGTGGTTGCGGACAGTGTGGATGCAGAGGGTTCTTACGATGTGAAGTTATACATGGATGCAACCCTTGTAGATTCCCAGACGGTAGCCGGAGCGGGGGAACTGGTAGACAACGAGTTTGTTGTCTGGAAAAAAGATGCTGAACTTGCAGCCACGTCCGGTACGGCGCTTACGGGAGGTACAAACGGAACTGTTACCGGAGCATCTCATCAGAAATACCTTAATGCAATCGAGCCATACAGCTTCAATGCAATGGGAGTATGCACGGACGATGCGCCTACCAAAGCGTTATACGCTGCATTTACACGGCGAATGAGAGATACGGTAGGAGCAAAATTTCAGTGCGTGTTATTCTCTCATGCGGCGGATTGCGAGGGGGTTATTAATGTTAAAAACAGTGTTGATGTAGTTCCGTGGGTAGTTGGAATTGAGGCAGCCTGTGCGGTCAATGCGTCCTGCACGAATGTAGTCTATGACGGTGAACTTACAGTAGCCATGCCTTATACGCAGCAGACACAGCTTGAGAATGCTGTGAAAGGCGGCGAATTTGTTCTGCACAGCGTGGGAACGGAAGTGCGGGTTTTAGAGGATATCAATTCTTTTGTGACATTTACAGAGAATAAAAACGGGCTTTTCCAGAGCAACCAGACAGTACGCGTGATTGACGAGATTGCAATGGATATTGCATCACTGTTTAACACAAAGTACCACGGCAAGATTCAGAATGATGCAGATGGCAGGGTCAGCCTGTGGAATGATATTGTCGCGTGTCACAAGCTTTTGGAGAAGCGCCGTGCTATCGAGAATTTTTCAGGGGATGATGTAGTGGTATCTGCTGGGAATAAAAAGAAAGGCGTTACGATAGAGGATAAGATTACTGTCGTGAATACGATGGAACAGTTATACATGACAGTGGCGATTCAGTAGGAGGTGAAGAAAGATGTCAAACACATACATGAATGAGCAGGATGTACCAAGCGCAAAGGAAGCGGAGGCATTTGTTACCATTGATGGAAGACGTTATCCTGCGCTGTTTGCAAAAAATTTCGAGGGAAAAGCAAACATTTCCACAAAAGAGATTCCATTACTTGGAAAGATTATCTCTGGAAGAAAACCGACCGGAATGACCATTAAGGGGAAAATGACGGTTTACAAGTGTACCGAAATTTTTGACGAGTTGGTAACCAAGTACAAGAATACCGGACATCTTCCGGTGTTTGAGATTCAGACAACCAACAACGATGCGGCTACCTGCATGGGGCGCAGCACAAAGATTTATAACGACTGCGTAATTGATGGTGATGTACTTCTGTCAATGTTCGATGCAGAGGGCGGATTCATTGAACAGGAGATTAACTTCTATGCAATGGATTATTCCAGCCCGGAATCCTATAAGGAACCATCATATCTGTAAAAAATAATGGCGGCGGGAGACTGCCGCCGGCAAATGAAAAGGAGAAAAAAGTATGTCAAATTTAAAAGCATTTTTAAAAACCAACAAAAAAGAGAAGAAAACAACCCAGTATCCGGCAACCAAGTCCTTATGTGACGAGAACGGCAATCCGTTAATGTGGACGGTCAAGGCGCTGTCTACCAAGGAAGCGGATGCCATTCGTGAGGAGTGCACGGTAGAGGTGCCGATTACCGGAAAGCCGGGGATGTATCGTCCGAAGGTCAACGGAAATAAGCTGCTTCGCAAGCTCGTCTGCGCGGCGGTAGTAGAGCCGGATTTGCAGAACAGGGAATTGCAGGATTCCTATGGCGTCATGAATGCGGAAGACCTTGTCGTGGAAATGATTGACAATCCGGCAGAGTTTAGCGAGTTTGCAACCTTCGTTCAGGAATACGGCGGTGTGGATAAAACTTTACAGGAAGAGGTTGACGAGGCAAAAAACTAATCAACGGCGGCGACAGTGAGGCGGCGTATGCACATTACTGCCTACAGAAGTTTCACTGGCTGCCGTCATTCTTTGTGGGACTTTCCAGAGAGGAAAAGGCGTTTGTGATTGCATCCATAGACCTTAGAGTGGAAGAGGAAAAACGCAGAGCAAAGGAAATCCAGAAAGGATAGGAGGTAGGCAAATGTCATATATTCAGTCAGCAATTGAATTAACAGACCGGATGTCGGCTCCGCTCTACAATATCTGTACCGCGGCAAATATGGTAATAAGCAACTTTCAGGCAATGCAGTATGCTTCTGATGCGGCATTTGACACTTCATCGCTTGATGTGGCACGTCAGAACATTGCAGATGCTGTTGTTCAGTTGCAGGAGCTTACACAGGAAAAAGTAAAGATATCAGAACCGGTCACGATTCCAGTGCAGTGGCAGGAGTACAATGCCCCGGAGGTATTCCTCACTACCGGTGCAGAACGTTTCCAGCAGGAAATTCAGAGTGCCAATAATATGATGGAACAGTTGTGTGCGACGCAGGATGCGATTGCGAAACAGGCATACAGTACATATATTTTTCCGCCGGAAGCATTTCAAGATTTGAACAGTATGGCGGTGCGCATCGACCATATCCGCGATAAAATCAGCCAATTGGAAACGAGCGGAGCAGGGATGGGGTTTGATGCGGCAAACAGCGGCATAGAACGGTTGCGGGAACAGCTTTCGCAGACCTTGCAGATACAGTCAGAATTGAACTATGCCGTTCAGAACATGGATGTTTCCGCGGCGAACTCGGCGTATCTGAAGCTGTCGCAGACCGTGGACAACACGGAGCGCTATATCCGTGACAATACAAATGAGCAGATGCAGTTTAACGATGCGGTTTATGCAGGAACGACGCAGACAGATGCGCTTACAGGAGCAATTAAGCGGGTAGTTGCAGCGTATGTCAGTATTCAAAGTGTTCAAAAAGCACTGAATTTGTCGGATGAGCTGACACAGACAACGGCACGTCTTGATATGATGGTATCTTCGTACAATACTTTGAATGGAACGATGCAGACAACGGATGAGCTGACGCAGATGATTTATCAATCGGCGCAGAACTCTAGGGCGTCTTTTATGGACACAGCCGCTTCGGTGGCGAAGCTCGGTAATAATGCAAGGGATGCATTTGCTTCGACAGGTGAGATTGTCCAGTTCGCGGAGCTGGTAAATAAACAGTTTACGATAGCCGGAGCATCATCGACAGAAGCTTCCAATGCGTTTTTACAGTTGACACAGGCGTTAGGTTCCGGGGTACTTCGTGGTGATGAATTGAACAGTATCTTCGAGCAGGCGCCAAACCTAATCCAGACCGTAGCTGATTATATGGACGTTCCAATAGGGCAAATCCGAGAAATGGCATCGGAGGGTCAGATAACCGCAGATATTGTAAAAAATGCAATGTTTACGGCAACAGATGATATTGATGCAAAGTTTAACTCCATGCCAATGACCTGGGGGCAGTTGTGGACATATTACTCCAATCAGGCACTTATGACATTTCAGCCCGTGTTACAGCGTTTAAACGAAATTGCCAATGATGCAAATATGCGGACTGCATTAACGGGGGTCATGAACGCATTGTCGGGGGCGGCGACGGTAGCACTTAATGTGATTGATGTTATGGTAACGGGTGGAGCATTTATCGTAGACAATTGGTCAATGATTGCGCCGGTTATTATCGGAGTAGGTACAGCGTTAGCGGTATACAACGGTGTGCTTATAGTTCATAATACGTATGAAGCGCTGGCAAATGGATTGAAAGCAATTAGTGCAGCGAGGTCTGCATTGAAATCAGGTATGACATTAGCAGAAGCAGCGGCAACTAAAACAGCGACAGGTGCTCAAGTTGGGATGAATGCAGCACTGTTAGCGTGTCCGGCGGTATGGATTGTTGGAATAATAATATTGATTATCGCGGCGCTATATGCTGTTGTAGCGCATATAAATAAGACGAAGGATGAGGCTATATCAGCAACTGGTGTAATATGCGGTGTGGTGTATGCCGCAGGAGCATTTATTTTAAATACAGGAATCGGATTGTTGAACGGACTGATACAGTCGGCATGGAGTATGTTCGTCGAACCGTTTTTAAGTATTATAGAGTGGGTGTTGAACGTTGTAAATGGAGGATTTGACAGTTTTGGTGGTGCAGTCGCCAACCTGATTGGAAACATCATTTCATGGTTTTTGTCACTTGGAAAAGTTGTTACTCAGATAATTGACGCAATATTTGGTACGAACTGGACGGCTGGTTTGGAATCCTTGCAAAATGAGGTTCTATCATGGGGAAAAACAGAAAATGCAATTACTTTAGACCGTAGTGCACCGACGATTGACTACCGAATGAGTTATACAGATGCGTATGATAAAGGATACGAGTGGGGACAGGGAGTAGAAAATAGGGTGAAAGATTTCTTTGGCGGAGCAGAGGATGATAATTCTGGAAGCTACGGTGGTGAATCGGACATGACGAATTACTTGTCCAATATAGCAGGGGACACCGCAAGTATTTCGGATTCGTTGGATGTTTCAGAAGAAGACCTTAAATATCTGCGTGACATTGCGGAGCAGGAAGCAATCAACCGGTTTACGACAGCAGAAATCAAAGTGGATATGTCCGGTATGAGTAACACTGTGCATAATACAAATGACTTAGACGGCATCGTGGACGGATTGACAACCAGAGTTTTACAGGCTATGGAAGTAGTCCGGGATGGTGCGTAAAAGTGTCGACAAATGGAGAAGGGAGGTGTATACTGAAAATTACAAATATAAAAGGGGAGGTTCAGATATGGGACTGTTTGGGAAAAAGATACCAGATGGCATAAGAGTTGTGTTTTATGAGGGCGACTTGGAGGGATTTCAATGCAATTTCGCAAGTCAATTGCTATTAATGGACGATGTTCTGCGAATTACAAAGATTAACCCTTATGTGGAAGCAAGGTTAGATAGAAACAGAATATCTTCAATAGATATTTTTTCGGAAGTAGAATATATGGCAAAATATAAAGGAGCATCTGTTCAGACATCAAAGGTAAAAGAAATTCCGAAAGAGTACTATGTCATTAATTATGTTGATAAAAATGGAGAAAAGAAGCATTTGGATTTTTGGGGAACGGCATCGGAATCACTAAAAATAATGAAAATGCGAGAACAGTTACAGAAGGATAAACCGTCATTATCATATGATATTTAATAGTTATCCCCGCTTACATAACGTAGGCGGGGATTTTTATACCCATTTTTAGGAAAGGAGGAATGGCAGTGGCATACAGACTTTACTTGGATGGAACCCTCTTCCCGGTCATACCGTCTAAGCTGACATTGAAAATCAACGGAAACAATGAGACGGTCACGCTGATTAATGAGGGGGAAGCAGTCATTCTCAAACAGCCGGGGCTTACGGATATTGAATTTGAGTTACTATTGCCGGCAGTGGAATACGCATTTGCAGTTTACCCGGATGGTTTCCGGAAACCGCAGTTTTACACAGAAAAGCTGGAAGCACTCATGACAGCAAAACAGCCGTTCCAGTATATTGTGACCAGAACAGATTTGAAAAATAAAAAGCTGTTTGACACGAACATGACTGTGTGCCTGCAGGATTATTCGATTGTGGAAGACGCGGGAGAGGGATTCGACCTGACGGTCAAGGTAAAACTCAAGCAGTACCGGGAATTTACCACAAAACAGTGTACGTTGGATATTTCATTGCCAAAACCGTTGGCGGCGATGCAGCAGACAAGGGCATCTTCGCAGAACGCACCGTCCGGGGGGAGTTATACGGTGCAGAAATTGTCTCCGGCGGACTGTCTCTGGCGGATTGCGAAGCAGTTTTATGGCGATGGAAGCAAGTGGGGAACGATTTACAATGTCAATAAATCCGTCATCGGCGGCAACCCGAATCTGATTTATCCGGGGCAGGTTTTAACAATTCCTTAGGAGGGCAGAATGTACGAATTATTAATACAGAATGGCAGCACGGTGTATGCGCCGCCGGTGAAGGAAGAAGTCAAGGTGACAACTGAGCGCCAGATTAGTCCGGGGGCGATGGAGTTCAGCTTCGTTGATACCGGAATCAGTATCGCAAACGGCAATCCGGTGCGGTTTAAGGATGCGGATGGACAAAATGTGTTCTATGGATTTATTTTTCGGATTAAGCGTGACCGTAGCAATATTGTGACAATCACGGCGTATGACCAGATACGATACCTGAAAAATAAGGATACGCTGGTCTATGATGATAAAACTGCAAGTGAGGTTGTGAGCACCATCGCCGGGAAGTTTGGGTTTAACCTTGGAACCATTGCGGACACAGTATGGAAAATTGCATCCAGAGTGGAAGACAATGTGGCACTCATGGATATGATTAGCAATGCACTGAACCAGACGCTACAGAACACCGGAGATTTATATATCCTTTATGACAGCTTCGGAAAACTCAATCTTTCGTTCTTAGGGGATATGTATGTGCCCATCGTGATAGATGCAGAGACTGGCCAGAATTTTGATTATGAATCATCCATTGATGAAAATACCTACAACCGGATTAAACTGGTCTATGACAACGAGGATGCTGGTAAGCGGGAGGTCTATATTGCACAAGATTCATCCAACATCAATAAGTGGGGCATTTTGCAGTACTTTGATGCCCTGCAGGATGGGGAGAACGGGCAGACAAAGGCGGATGCACTGTTAAAACTTTATAATAAGGAAACGCGGACGCTGACGATAAAAGATGCTGCCGGGGATTCAAGAGTGCGCGGCGGTTCGCTTGTTGTGGTGCAGCTCGACCTCGGCGATGTGCAGTTGCAGAATCTTATGCTGGTTGAAAAATGTGTCCATAAGTATGGGGAGAGCAAACACACAATGGATTTAACAGTATCGGGAGGTGATTTTAGTGCATGACGCAAATGACCTTGTTCGGGCGATGCAGGAGGTGTCTAATAATGCGAATAATGCCGGTTATCCTGCAACAGTGATGTCCGGAACAGTGACTTCCGCCAGTCCGTTAAAAATTCAGGTGGAACAGCGGTTTGAAATCAGTGGAAGCATGATTATTGTTCCGGAGCATCTGACGGATTATAAGGTGAAGGTGACGGTTGAAAAATCGCATACGGAGGATGCAGGGGAACCGGAACATAACCATGAGTATGGCGGAGAAATGACAGTCACAGTGCATGGTGGTTTGAAATCCGGTGACAGTGTACAGTTAATGCGGCAGCAGGGCGGGCAGAGATTTGTTGTGATTGGAAGGGTGGTGTAAGAATGATTCCGATTGCAAATCAGTTAAAAGAGGTGGATGTGATAAGTATTCCATCCAAGGATTACCGCATGGAAATAGCAGGAAATCGTGTGACTGGTAACTGTGAGGACTTGGAAGAGCTTCGGCAGACAATTTTTTGCATCCTGAGCACGGAGCGCTATCGCTATCCGGTTTATTCCTGGAATTATGGAATTGAACTTGAGGACCTGTATGGAAAGCCGATGGATTACGTGATGTCGGAGTTGCAACGGAGAATTACAGAGGCGTTGACGCAGGATGACCGCATAGAAGCGGTAGATAATTTTGAATTTGAGACGGCGGGAAAAAGAATCCACGCCGTCTTTATTGTTCATAGCATTTTTGGTGATACGACAGAAGAAATGAGGTGGAGCAATGTATGAGGAAATGACTTATGACAGCATTATGGAAGCAATGTTCGCACGGCTCCCGGATTCGCTGGACAAACGGGAGGGCAGCATTATTTACGATGCTACGGCGGCAGTTTCCTATCAATTGGCAGCAATGTATTTTCAGTTGGGCAATTTCGCGGATTTGGTTTTACCGGATACATCCGCAGGGGAATATCTTACGCGCATGGTGGAAGCCTTTGGTCTGACAAGAAAGGCAGCAACAAAAGCGGTCCGGCAGGGCATTTTTGACAAAGAACTGCCGACAGGAACACGGTTTTCTACCAGCGGGGATGCGGTACTTATTTTTGCGGTATCGGATTTAATCAGTAGTGAGAATAGCACATTTATTTATGAACTGGTATGTGAGACGGCGGGGAAAGGCGGTAACGAGTGCTCTGGTGTATTGCTTCCGGTGGAATACATAAACGGTCTTGGCAGGGCGGAGCTTGGCGGCATTGTGACAGCGGGAACGGATGAGGAAGACGATGAATCCCTGCGTGAACGGTTATTTGCCAAGGTGCAGCTTCCGTCCACCAGCGGTAACGCAAATGACTATTACAACTGGGCAATGGCGTGTGCTGGCATCGGAGCAGCGAAGGTGTTTCCACTGGCAGATGGACCGGGTACGGTTAAGGTGGTTGTGGCAAGCGAGGAGAAAACCGCTGTGGAAGAGACGCTTATTAAAAAGGTTGCGGATTATATCGAAACGATGCGCCCGATAGGAGCAACTGTGACGGTTACATCCGCCAGAGAGCTGACGGTCAGCGTGACAGCCAAAGTCAAACTTACCAGTGAGACTACGCTTGCAAAGGCACAGAGTGCCTTTCAGGATTTGGTAGACACATATTTGCAGGGTAATGCTTTTCAGGCAGAATATATCAGTCTTGCGAGAATCGGGAGCCTGCTTATGGATGTGACCGGGGTTGAGGATTTTTCAGATTTGCAGTTAAACGGAACAGCAGCAAACATAACGCTGGAAGATGAAGAAATCGCCGTGTGCGGTGCGGTTCGTCTGGAGGTGATGTGATGCAAGTTGAGAATTTCCCGGAAAAACTGAATAAGATTGACGGCGTGACGTATGTCATTGAGGAGGCGGTAGAGATTGTAAACGGCGTGTATGAGGCGGAATTGCAGCATGACAACATTGTAGAAGATACGCTGTCTGTCTATACCGGTTCAAAACTGACCGGAGAGCAAATTACAAATTTTATATTGTCGACACCGAGCAATGCTCCGTGGAAGCGCATCATACGGATTTATGCGGATGTATCGCCGGTATACATTTCCTATGAGACGCCGGGAGACACCGTGGAAGCGGATGATATGAACCGTGTACAGGCGTCCATCGTAAGAGCACAGGAAGCGGTCAATGTGGAGACAGAGCGGGCGCAAAGTGCCGAAGAATCATTGCGCAGCATCATAGAAGAAAACAAGCCTGCCTGGGATGACAAATATACGAAAAATGAGGTGGACAACAAGTTTTCAGCATTGGAGACTGCAATTGACTGGAAAGAAGCGGTTGACACTTTTTCGGACTTAAGCATTACATATCCAACGCCAGAGGATGGCTGGACAGTCAATGTAAAAGATACTGATTACACTTATCGTTGGAGCGGAACGGAGTGGGTTGCGATTTCGGCAAATGCCATTCCAAAAGCAACGCAGGATTTAGACGGTTTGTTATCACATGAGGACAAAACCGCCTATGATGATGCAAACCAGAAAAAGCACCAGCATGATAATAAGGATGTTTTGGACGGTATCACACAGGAAGATGTGGAGAAGTTAAACGGGATTGAGAATGGGGCACAGGTGAATGTGCAGCCAGACTGGAATGTGACAGATGAAACGGCGGATTCTTTTATTAAAAATAAGCCACAGTCACTTCCGGCATCCGGCGGGGATGCAGATACAGTCGAAGGGCATGAGGTAAAAACGGATGTTCCGGCAGATGCAAAGTTCACAGACACAACCTATGAAGCGTTTACGGGTGCCGCAGCAGAAGTATCCGGCAGTGCCGGACTTGTTCCTGCTCCCGAAGCCGGAGCACAGAAAAAGTTTTTATGTGCAGATGGAACATGGAAAACGCCACCGGCGGCACCTACAGATAATTTTGTGCAGAAAGCGCCCACCTGGGGCGAGCTGATGGGGGTGGTGTAGAGTGTACGGTGTAAATTCATATGGAGTAAAAAAATATGCGGATGACAGCACAGGGAACAGTGAGGAAGAGTATTATTCCGACTTATTTCCACTGATGCCGCCATTTATTTCTGAAAAAAAGGAAATGCACGCATTGTATGACACGCAGGGGTATGCGGTTGGGTATTTGGTGCACTGCATGGAAGATATGATGAAGCAGTGCTTTATCGCAACCGCCACATGGGGGCTTACCCGGTGGGAGAAGTTTTTTGGGCTGCCCACAAATCTGTCATTGACTTACGAACAGCGCCGGGAAATTTTGTATGCAAAGATTCAGGGACAGGGAACGGTAACGGTAGAGTTAATCAAGACAGTCGCGGCGGCATTTTCCGGTGGGGATGTGGAAGTCATTGAAGACAATCCGAATCACTGCTTCACGGTGCGGTTTGTGGGCATTAAAGGAATTCCGCGAAATATGAGTGGATTCATTGCCATGCTGGAAAGCATCAAGCCGGCGCATCTGGCTTACCGTTTTGAGTATCGTTACACAGTGTGGAACGATGTGGCACCAATGAAATGGAATGAAGTACAGGCAATGTCATGGGAAGAAATACGAATTTTCAAGGAGGTATGATTTATGTTATTGACAAGCAACTTTGGATTAAAAAAACCGGAAGCAACGGATCCGGTAGATGTGCAGGATTTTAATGATAACGCAGATATCATTGACACAGAGTTAAAGAAACGCCCGGAATCAGATGGAAGTGCAACAAATATGACAGTAGAGTTTGCGGCAGCGACACAGCTCACGGAGCTTACAAGTAAGGATTCTTTGAAGGGGTTGTTTGGAAAGCTGGCACTGGCGGTAAAAACAGTGATTGATTTGGCGAAGAAACTCGGTACGTCTGCCGGGTCAGCCACACGCCCAGTTTACTTTAAAGATGGCAAGCCAACGCAGATAGATTATACGCTGGCGGAAGCCTGCAAAAGGGGTGTTAAGTCAGCAACCGCGGTTACGCACACGGGGCACGGAACGAATAGCGACTACCTTCCGGATATATCATTTCTGTCCTTTTGGAATGGTGCTTATAATGCAGACGGAAAGTCGAATCTTGCAAGGTGCGTTCATGGCGCAATTGGAACGATGGCAACCAAAAGTGCGGACGACTATGTTCCGAAGTCGGGCGGAGCATTTACCGGCGAGGTATCAGTGCCGGACAACAAGGTTTTGAAAGCAGGAAATAAAGTTCAAATCGTAACGACAAACGAGGGGGGAAATATTGCCTGGCAGTCACCGGATGGGACTAAGTATGAGATAGATTCGTTCTCGAATGAGTTTGCCCGGATTTATAGTGGAGACGGCGATAAAGGTATTTTCCGCGTCTACGCAAATAAAAATTTCCGAACAGGTTACCTGTGGAGTGACGGAACATTTTTCGGTATTAATGATACGGCAAATGATAACAAGATAGCATTAGGCTCTACAGGAAAGCGATTTAAACAGCTATTTGCAGGAACGGCGACGATTTCTACATCAGACCGGAACCTCAAGAAAGGCATCGAGGAACTGACTGAGAGCCATTTGAAATTTTTCCTGTTGCTTACTCCGGTATCCTTCCAGTTTATTGACGGCGAATCCGGGCGGACACACATCGGCTTTATTGCGCAGGATGTAGAAGGCGCTATGGCGCAGTGTGGTCTTACAGCATTGGATTTTGCCGGATTCTGCAAGGATGTCAAAGTAAAAACTGTACCGGTGGAAAAAGAGGTAGAGCTTGAGGATGGAACCGTAGCAACCTATACGGACTACGTGGATGAAGCTGTTGTGGATGCTGATGGAAACCCAGAGTACATCTATTCACTGCGATACGAGGAGTTTATTGCATTAGTGACATATGCAACCCAGAAGCTTTATAAAAAGGTTGACGAGATGGAAGCACGGATGGAGCGGATGGAAGACCGCCTTGCGACACTGGAAAAGTAACCGGATTCTAAAATGGCACAAATCCGGAGCAGGAAGGAATTATAATAAGGAAAGAAGGAGAATCACTATGGAAGCAATCATCACAGCATTAATAACCGGAGGGCTTACCTTAATCGGAACCGTGTTGACGGTCAGCAGTGGGCAGAAAAAGACGGACCATAAACTTGAGATGGCGCAGGCGGTCACGGACTGTAAGTTGGACGAGCTGACCCGCGAGGTGCGCTTACATAATAACTTTGCGCAGCGCGTTCCGGTCATGGAAGAGCAGATTAAGGTTATCAATCACAGAATTTCAGACTTAGAAGGAGGAAAATGATATGTTTAAGAACACAGTATTCAAACCGTCAGTAAACACGCAGAAGTGGGCAAAAGCGGCGGTAATCAGGGCAATCAAGACAATGGCACAGGTGGCAGGCTCGATGCTTGTTATTGGCGCATTTAACGAAACTGCATGGGGAGTCATGATTCAGACCGCTCTTGTTGCGGGAGCTGCATCCATCTTGACATCCTTGGCAGGAATCCCAGAAGTAACAGAGTAGGAGGAATAATTTATGATTATTAACGTACACGCAGGACATAACCCGGATGGAAAGGCAGGATGCGGAGCAGTTGGAATTATCCGGGAATCCACAGAAAATAGAAATGTAAAGAACGAGGTAATCCGCCAGCTTAAGGCACTTGGACATACGGTATACGATTGTACTGTTGATGATGGGGCGGCACATGGCAGCGTCACTGCGGCATCGGACGTGCTGATCAAGATTGTGAAAAAGTGTAATGCACACACTGTTGATTTGGATGTTTCCATCCATTTTAATGCTGGTGCGAAGGATGCGGATTCGTCCACAACCGGAACAGAAGTTTATATTTGCACCGCAGATAGCAAGGCAAAAGGAACTGCGCAGAGCATCTGCAATGCGATTTCTGCACTTGGATTTAAAAACCGTGGTGTGAAGGTAAACGGAAATCTGTACGTCTTAAGAAAAACCACTGCACCGGCAGTGCTCGTGGAGTGCTGTTTCGTGGATGATAAGGACGATGTGGAACTGTATAACTGTGCAGACATGGCATCCGCTATCGTCTACGGCATTACCGGACAGAAATGCCAGGAGAGCAATAAGCCTGCGGAAGTGGACACAACCGCCACGGAGCAGAAGGTAAACTACCGCGTGCAGGTGGGGGCTTACTCTGTAAGGGCGAACGCAGAAGCAATGCAGAAGAGATTGAAAGCCGCTGGATTTGACAACTTTATGGTTAAGAATGGCGGGCTGTATAAAATCCAGGTGGGAGCGTACAGCATCAAGGCAAACGCGGAAGTAATGCAGAAAAAGTTAAAGGCTGCAGGATTCGATGCAATTCTCGTAAAGGCGTAA